CATTGATTGTTGCTGTGTAGATACCCTTAGCAACCCCTAAGCCACCCGAAACAATTACAGCACCTGCAGCGTTCGAAGAAGCGACGGTTGTGTCAAGTACAACTACACTATTGGAGACGATGTCCTCTACGAAGATATTTTTGCCGTGAATATTTTCAGATACACCGAGACCACCTACAATTTGTACAGCACCGGTGGTTTTAGAAGTAGCATTTGTAGCATCCCAAACCTTCGTGATACCACCGACATTAAGGTTTTCTTCGGTACTTATACCACCTTTCACCTTGACAGCACCAGTTGTCGCAGAAGTTGAAGTGGTACTATTTGTTATAGTCGCAGAAGCACCGAAAATACCCTTAGCTACACCTAGACCACCAGAAAGGGTTAGACCACCAGATGTGTTAGAAGAAGCCTCTGTTATACCGGTTATCTCAAGAAATCCATTTATACGGCAATCCAAAGTGTTAGCCGTGTTCATAGTTATCACCGTATCTTGAGCACTTTTAAGAGTATGCCCAACTTCAAATGTGGATTCAGAAAAGTCGTATATCAGTGCGACATTACCTTTATTTGCTAATGGGTTATGCATGATAAAACCGAGGTCAGTTCCACTATCGTTATTTTTACCAAGTTCAATTATAGGATCTGCTATAATAAGAGTATTTGCATTAACAACTGTTGTATTCCCAGTAACAGTTAAGTTACCAGTTAAAGTGAGATCCCCACAATGTAAAGCTCCAGCAACACCTAGACCACCTGCAACCTTGAGAGCACCAGAAGTCTGATTGGTAGATAGTGTGGTGTCTGTAATAGTAACACTATCAGCTTCAACATCTTCAAAATTTGCATGTTTAGCATAAATGTTTTTAGTAACCCCTAGACCACCCGCAATGATTACAGCACCTGTATTAGTAGCATCAGAATCAGTTTGATCAGTCACATTAATTGTAGCGGCATACACACCCTTAGCAACACCAAGACCACCAGAAACGATTACAGCACCTGCAGCGTTAGATGAAGCCTGAGTTGTGTCAAGTACAACTACACTATTGGAGACGATGTCCTCCACGAAGATGTTTTTACCATGAATATTTTTGGAAACCCCAAGACCACCAGAAACAATTACAGCACCAGTGGTTTTAGAAGTTGCATCCGTTTGGTCAGTTGCATTAACTGTGGCAGCATAAACACCCTTAGCAATACCAAGACCACCCGAAACAATTACAGCACCTGCAGCGTTCGAGGAAGCCTGAGTTGTGTCAAGTACAACTACACTATTGGAGACGATGTCCTCCACAAAGATATCTTTACCATGGATATTTTTGGTCACCCCTAAGCCACCGGAAACGATGACAGTCCCTGTGGTTTTAGAAGTAGCATCCGTTTGATCAGTTGCGTTGACGGTAGCACCGAAAATACCCTTAGCAACCCCAAGACCACCTGAAATGATTGTAGCACCAGTAATGTTAGAAGTTGATTGGGTTATGTCTAGGGTGACTACACTATTGGAGACGATGTCCTCCACAAAGATGTCTTTACCGTGAATATTTTTGGTGACCCCGAGACCACCCGAAATGATTACAGTACCAGTTGTTTTAGAAGTAGCATCTGTCTGATCAGTTGCGTTGACGGTAGCACCGTAGATCCCCTTAGCAACCCCAAGACCACCCGAAACGATTACAGCACCTGTGGTGTTTGAGGACGCTTGGGTTGTGTCAAGTACGACTACACTATTGGACACGATATCCTCCACAAAGATGTCTTTACCATGGATATTTTTGGTCACCCCGAGACCACCAGAAATGATTACAGTACCAGTTGTTTTAGAAGTTGCATCTGTCTGGTCAGTTGCGTTGACTGTAGCACCATAGATACCCTTAGCAACCCCAAGACCACCCGAAACGATTACCGCACCTGCAGCGTTAGACGAAGCTTGGGTTGTGTCAAGTACAACTACACTATTGGAGACGATATCCTCTACGAAAATATCTTTACCATGGATATTTTTGGTGACCCCGAGACCACCGGAAATGATGACAGTCCCCGTGGTTTTAGAAGTAGCATCTGTTTGGTCAGTTGCATTGACTGTAGCACCGAAAATACCTTTTTTCACACCAAGACCACCTGTAATTTGTACGGCACCAGTTGCATTAGAAGAAGCTTGTGTTACATCAGTCACGGTAAGACTGTCAGCCTCAACATCTTGGAGGTTAGCATGTTGTCCGAAAATTTTCCCGGCAACCCCTATTCCACCCGCGACTATGAGTGCACCAGTGGTTGTTGTAGTAGAGTCAGTTGTAGAACTTACATACACATTCCCAACAACGTGTAACTCTGCATGTGGATTCAATGTTTTGATACCAACTTTACTATCCACTGAGTCGACATATATGGTACCACTATCCACCGTGAGATCACCGCTTATACTCGTATTTCCTGAGACGACTAAGATATTGGAACCAAACTCATCAACATACAAATTTGAACCGACATCAAGAGTGTGCATTGGGTCAGTGTTCAAAATACCAACATTAGCTTCTGTGTAAAGACGACCATATACGTGCACATTGATATCTTCGGAAGTTAGGGGTGTGATGACATGACTATCAGCACTACTTTCGGTGAAACCCATCACGATTTCTTTAGAGGATTCTACAAATCCGATAGTTACATTGGAATTGGGGCGTGTCATGATGAGACCCAAATCGAGTGTTGTATCACTAGATGTATTGTTTTGACCCAACTCGATGATGGCATCTTTAATTTTGAGATTTTCTGTGGTTATCGATGTCACACCGCCATTTACAGTGAGATTACCATCCAATAAAACGCCACCAGATATGACAAGTACATTCGAACCTGTGTCACTAACGTATAGGTTTGAACCCACACTGAGAGTGTGACCTGGCGAAGCATTTGCGATACCTACATTCGATTCAGTGACCAAAGAAGTTGTGTTACTCACAAATCGTACGACGTATGATGATGTATTACCTTGAGAAGTTGTAGCTTCAAGACCAGTATTACCAATGATATCTTGGGCTGCTTGACCAGATTCAACTAGTTCTTTTGTTATCGTGTTATACATCATGAGTACAATTTCAGCCTTTGAAGTATAGGTATCATCAAATCGCACGGGTGTTATATATATAGCACCAGCATTAGATGTATCGATGGCGGTATTACCCGCATTTAGAACAATCGTATTCTCACCCTGGTCTTCCGTACAATTTTTACCAAACCGGATTTTTGTGGATCTCTCCACCGTCGGCAATGTCTTGACCATTTAATATAGATTAGTATTTTAATTTGCATACAGGAGACCTGCCATACCATTTTCGATGCGGAGGATGTTATAATTCACCGCGTATATAGGGTCGTTTATAGGCATGGACTCACTCATGATCTTTACTGAGTCTAAGCGACTGAAGTTGAGAGTGCCTGTAGGTTGGAGGGAACTTGTTGAGAGGCAGAAACAATAGAGAAAGAAGTCTGGGGAAGTCACAAAGTTTGTGTGGTAATAGCTCGTGACATCAATGAAATGTGGTTTACCCCACTTATAATTACCGACATCAAGTCCGTTGATGTTCAATTTGACTTTATTCGTGGGTGAAGTAAGTGCACCATTGGTCGTGGTGTCTGAAGATGCGAGGTACTTAATTGGGTGATTGAAACTCAAATCTTGTGTAAGACTCCGTGATGCGATGTTCTTTTGTACTTGGGTGATGAGAAGGTCATGCTTTCTTGAAGCAATGTTACCACGCTCCTGATTATCGAGATAGTAATAATTCGCAAAGCACTCTATATTATAAGTAGAGGCTGCAGTCGCCCAGTGAATTCGTATTTCGACGTTATGATAATTCAGGGCTACAAGGGGGAGTGCACATTTGGGTCCTTCACAAAAGAAAAAGCGCAGGGGGTAGAAATAAGAACGGGCACTTACACCGGGGTGTGTACCATTCGAACTCTTGGAAACATTTTGAGCGAACGTATCGATAGCAATTTTTTCGGTGAAGATTGCATCTTGAGTATCCACGAGGGATCCACCGATATAAAGTTCAACTTTATCGATGATCGTGTCCCATCGTTGGATATCTAGGGCTTGGGTGGTATCATCGAGTGTAAAATATACATGCCCGAGAAGGTCTCCAGATCGTTCGAATTGAACACTGGACATCGAATTGTTTTTCACCGCTCCATGGATTGTTTGTTTTTCAATGGATTGTGAAAAATTAGCATGCCTTTTGAATGTTGAACTAAAGAAAGAAATTTCAGGTTCACCAGTGATGTATTCATCCTGGGCACCGATTGCAATCAATTGAACAATACCAGCTGACATGGTATACTAGTATAAGGGGAGAAAATTACATATTAGGTTTTCTACACACGAAACGGAGAACTAGAAAGTTATCTTTCGCGGGAGTTGAGGGAACAATGGGGACTCCATTTTGATTTCGGATGGTTACATTTAACCGATCTACACGACGAATTGGATCAATATATTGTGTTACAATTGGGTATTCATCTTTATAGTTAATAACGAGATCTTCAGACTTTACAATACTCGCGAATGAATTGCGAATAATACTAAGGGGAGCCTGTCCATCGTACACATTAGAGGTTCGGTCACTGAAAATCGAATCAAGTTGATCGATAGATACATAACAGTGTTCGGTGGCGACATTAGAATTAATACGAGCGGCAAAAAGTCTAGCCTGAACAACATTCTTCAGTGGCTGGTTGAGAAAGCATGTGAATGTATTCGCACTCTCCTGTCCGATAGTGTCAACTGTTATAGTATGATACTCGTAATTGAGATCTGGAATTGTCTCAGTGGGAGAAGTAATGAGAGCCATTTATAGTTAGCTTAGATTAAAGATCCACCGATTCCATCCTCAATCGCGTACCCAGCATGGTCGGCGACGAGCTTTTGGGCACCGCATAAACCACCTGGGGTGAGACCCATCGAATAGACTTCATCATCCTTACCACCACCGGCGACACAGTTAATGTTTGACTTGAGATCAAAGATTGACGCCTCACTCACAGTCTTGATCCTGATTGGCCTGGGTTGATAAGCACTCGCATTACGGGTAAGCGCGAGGGCGACGATCAGCAGGATCATAACAATTATGGAAGTAATCCCATTACGGTTCGCTTGGTTTAGCTTGAACATTTATTATATGTATACATTTTTTTAAAGTGCGTTAAAGATATTTTTTTTAGTTTCTACATAGAGAGTAGATGGACGAAGAAATTATTCTCGACCGAGGAAATACTACTGTGATGAAATTAGATGCTGATGAGCAGGCTCTGATGGATGAGATTGAGATATCGGCTCCTCGTCGCAGACCTGTACCACGACCTGGTCAGACGGCATACCGCCCCCCACCTCAGCAACATCAAGAGGCTATGGATGCTTTTGTGAATCCTAATAAACAATCTGCCCCTCCTCAACCTCAGCAGGATGAGGAGATTGACTATGGTGAGGATGAACCAACTTTTTATGACGATGAACCCATGGAAGGTCCAGGATCCCAAGAGGATCAGCCTTCTAAGGGGTACACCTCGATTGACGAAGAAAAGTCAGACCTCATCAATAAACTTGGTCGTCTGGAGAAGAAGGGATTTGCAGTGAACAAAAGACTCAACGCCTATTCCAATGTCGATGAGTTGAGGTCTGAGGTGAAGCGAATTACCTATAGCATCGATGTGGAACAGTCAGTACGCTTCTCCCGGCGTATGTTGATCGCATGTGTGACTGGTTTAGAGTTCCTCAACAAGAGGTACAACCCCTTCGAGGTTCAACTCGAGGGTTGGTCTGAATCTGTCATGGAAAATGTTGATGACTATGATGGTGTCTTTGAGGAACTCTATGTCAAGTACCGCTCCAAGGTGAGTGTCGCACCAGAGGTCAAGATGATCATGATGTTAGGTGGTTCGGCGATGATGTTCCACCTCACAAACAGTATGTTCAAGTCGGTCATGCCCAACATGAACGATGTGATGAAACAAAATCCAGACCTCGTCAAGAATATGATGTCAGCCGTGCAGAACACTACTCGCGCCCCAGAAGGCTCTGCAGATGGTGCCCCTGTCGGTGGTACCGGCAATTATGAGATGCAAGGACCTGGGGTGGACATTTCAAGCCTTATGGGTGGTATCATGATGCCCCCACCACCACCCATGAACACGACAATGGTTACTCCCATGACTGAGAGTGTCGCCGAGGAGGACGATGTATCTGATATTGTTTCTATTTCGGGTGACTCCACAGGTGGTGAGGTCAAAGAGATAAACTTCGGGGCTACTACCAAACCCAAACGGACTCGCCGAAAGAAGAAGACGGAAATTAATCTCTAATTACTATATAAATGATAGCGTACTGTCCGCTGGAGGAACTGGAACCTCCCAGCAGGACACAAAAGTCTATTGCAGAGCCAGAAGAGATCAAAGAGGATATGCCTCAGATTGGTCTCGAAGAAACCGAAATGAATTACGTCATCATGGCATTCATCGCCGGCGTAATTATATTAGCCGTCTCTGATGCCACCAGGGCGTAAATGTTGAATCTACCGCGGGGTCTCACCCCCTCGTAGTAAATTTAGTATGTAAAGGTTTTCTTAGATTCACTATCATTATTGAATTTTATCGTCGTGAGTTTCCCGTTTACAGAAGAAAGGAGTTCGACGTGTATATCGTATGCGAAT